GCTGCACTTAGAGAGTATGCTCAAACGGCTTGAAGTCTAAATCCGAAACTTGAGTAATCTTATTTCATGGCAGCCCGGTGCATATGACAATTCACCCGCAAAGCGTAAAACATGGTTCTGGATTCTTGGAGTCGCTTCATTGTTCACGAGCCTTGGAATTGATTATTTCACATGGATGAAAAGAATCGAAAAAGCTCAGTTCGTAAGCGAGTACATTATGCATATGATAGGTGCAGCCATCGTAGGTGTTGTTATCTACGGTATTGTAACATTCATAATATGCAAAATTCAGAAAAAAGACACAAAATTGGCTTCTATGTTCTAAAGCCTGTTATTGTATAACTGTAAAATCTATTAACAATGAACGTATACAATATCATTGCTATAGGTGGAACTGGCATGCGTTGCGCAGAGTGTGTTGTACACCTCTGCGCAATGGGCATGTTTGATGATACCGAGATAAACCTACTGGCTCTTGATACTGACTACAAGAACGGTAACTTTAAGAGACTGAAAAACCTTATTGGCAATTATAATAGAATAACTTCAGACCGCGACGGAGTTGCTTCAAACACTTTGTTCTCAGCAAAGATTAACTATTATACATTCTCACCAGATTACAGCGCCGGCACCAACTACGATATAGTTGCACATTATAGTGATGCTCAAGCCTCAACCCATGACGACGATGGTGTAAAATGGCAGGAAAGCGACCTTGTAGACCTTTTCCTAACACCAGAAATGCGCAAAATGGATCTGCAGCATGGCTACAGAGCCCAAACCCAAATGGGATCCATGCTAATGTATCATGCCATTAAAGAAGAAGCATACAAGAACAAAGGAAAGGGATCAGACCTCGTAAGATATGTAGAAAATCTTATGACTACACCCGGAAGTATAGTATTCTTGTTTGGTTCCGTATTCGGAGGAACAGGTGCCTCTTCTATCCCCGTACTACCTCATGCATTACAAGAAGCAGCCAAAATCCTTTCGAAAGATGGTCAAGGCGACCTGCTCTCTAAGAATATGTTTGGAACCGTAATGCTGACCAATTATTTCAGTTTTGACGCACCAAATACAACTGACTCCGTTTTTGCAACCTCAGACAAATTTGCACTGAACTCACAAGCAGCCCTTTCATTCTACAATGAAGACGAAACTGTAAGATCTACTTATAAGAGACTATATATGATCGGTAGAGAAAAGCCACGAAATGTATCGCGTCGCGATGCTGAAAGTGTGACTGGAGGTGATGCGCAACGCAATCCTGAAGACTATATCGAACTGGCAGCAGCTTCTGCAGCATATGATTTCTATCAGAATGCCAAAGCCCATATGGACAAACCGGTATTTGGAGATGAAGCAGAGATATTCTACCGCACGATGTCATCCGACGACAATAACAGTCTTTCTTTTGAGTCGTTCTTTGGCACAGACAAAGACAAATTCGCACAAAAATGCGGTATTATGATGGCTTCTGCATTCCTTTTCGGACCACAGGATTTTGCAAACAATAGAAGAAGACATGAATCATTCAGGGCATTGACAGAAGAAAATGTCAAGGATATTCGCGACTTCTTCCGTATGTTCTATGATTTGGAATGTCTTGACGAAAAAGAGCCTGGCAGTGGTTGGATAAAACAAATGCAGGAATCGGCTATAGAACAAGGCTACCAAGGCTTTCTCTTTAATCAAGCAGCATACAGTACGGCACCAAATACTGCAGGAAAATTCAAATACAACGAAAAACTTTTCCCCGAAACATCAAAGTACCACTACTCTGTAAGTCTTATCAGTAGCGCTTATGATACATTCAAAAAAGAATTCGGAGATAACGTTTTTGGCGACAGCGACAAAACTGCCGTATCTGCACTATTGAAGCGTACATATATAATCCGCAAAACGAAATGTTCTGGCATTTCAGAACAAAATGTTCCTTTCCCAAAACGAAACGTACCTCTTTAATTCTTTTTCTGTTCATCACATACAATAAAAAAGCATCGAAAAAAAATGTATTTCTTCGATGCTTTTTATTGTGTTATTTATAGCATAATTCGCAAAAAATCACTAACTTTATAGCATATAAACAGGGCGTTATACTCTGTTGTAACGCTGTTCTGATGTCATTATAACAGCATTACATCATGCTGCAGTATCTGTCTGTGGTTCATTTTTATGCTTATACATCATCATGTCTGTATATCCAGCGTTATAATTCATGTGTGCATTGAATTCGGATTTTACACAACCTTCGAAAGGGTCTCCCAGCGTCCGGTTCTTACCCATCCATTCACATAGTTCTACGATGGACGATTTATTTGATGTAAAGTACACAAATGAATGTCCATTCAGAACGGTCAGCACATCAAGGTAATCAGACAGCCTCCAATACATTGAGTAGGTTGTAACATCTGTGCTTAGGTAAGGTGGATCTACCAAGAACACGACACCAGGCGTATCCTTGTATTCATTAAATATTTCTCGATAGTCTTTACAGGTTATCTCCAATCCTTCCAGATAGTCATTACATAGGGAATAATCAGTCTTACGTATGTTATTGTAAAGTACTTCTTTGCGCATTCCGTCAAGGCTCATTTTGTATTTCATGGAAAACATAAGGGAAGACGATATTGTTATAAAATCCACATATCCCCATTCTTTTTCTTCCAGTTCAATACGTTTGTATATTCTTTCTCGTGCTTCCCCTGTAATCGGCTTATGTCTTGGCACACCTTTCGCTATCTCTCTGAAATCTGACAGTAACAGATTCGTGCGTGGTATGTTCTCCAGCCTTTTACGATAGTTATCAAAGTCATTATATATCACCTTTGCATCCGGACGCATCCGTTTCGTTATATGTGAAAGCAATCCGGAGCCACCGAACAAATCAACAAATATGGTACAGTCACTAAAATGTTCCAAAACTTTAATATATTCCCTTGCAAACATGCGTTTTTGCCCGACAAATGGAAGCGGTGCAGACATATACAGTTTTCTTTTCATACGTTCAGCTCAAATTTAATGTCCGCCTTACCGTTCAGAAGTTCGCGGGTCTTCTCCTCATTGTTTTCATAGATATGCACATTGCCCAAATACAAGGTTATGGACTTCAAAGGTAGTTCTATTTGTCGCGACATAAGATACAAGTGATAAATATCAGCTGGAAGTCCAAGATTAGCATCAGAACTTCGTTGGTATGCCGACAATACCAAACATCCATCCTCAATCTGGAACTGTACCAGACTAAGACATGGTGCTTGATTACTTTCTACACCGGTTGCACCCAAAAACAACACATAGTTCTTGCTATTGCGCTTTTCCGCATTGATTTTTTCAATGAGCGGTGGTAGCTTTTCAAAATAGGTAGGATAACTGTTAACTAACGTGTGGCCACAATAATCCCACCATGTAATTCCCGCTTCCTGGTATTTCTTCACATCACGTTCCCCTTGCATGAATAGATTTAATTCATCTTTCAGCTTTTTACGTGCAATACCATGTCCTTCAAAAATATCAAGCAAATCTGCCGGAGTCATGCAAATCTGTTCGTTCAGCAGGTAGCATATTCTGCCTTTCTTATTTTCCTGTATTTTTCCTTTAGAAAGTATTTTTGTCAAAATACGATGATACTTGTTCATGTTTACCTCCTCTGTTTATGATGTACAAAGGTAGGCTGGCGACACATTATCGTCACAACATATTGCAAACATTACACTGCAAATGGTTTGCAGTCACTTTGAAATCGTTTCAAAAGGCCGTAAACTTTCCTTTCGCTCACGGCATACTTTTCTGAAAGAGCAGCAACAATATAAGAAACCTTTTCACCCTGTTGGTACATATCCACATAGTCTGAATACAAGTCTATATACCGGGCATCGTCAAGACGTATTCCGGCATCCTGTAGCTTTTTCAGGAGCTCCCGGTTGAAGTTTATCAGTTCAAATACTTTCATATTCACATTTTTTTGTACCTTTGCAACATCTCACTTACATACAACGTATAAAAAACCACGAGAGTGGCCAAGGGTATTTGCCCCCGGTCGCGCTCTCGTGGCGTATATACGTTAATATGTAGGTGAGATGACTATTAACAGGCCGGGGGCTTTTTTTCTATCTCTCCCCCGTAGAGATTATCATTTACCCGGCATCATACAAAGCCAAGTCCAACGCATCCTTCTTCTTCCATCCTTCAGACAATGCCGTCTGGATGTGCTTCATCGCTTTCACATAGAAATCCTGGAGTGCTTCAACCGTTTCAAACGTCCGATAGCTCGGAGAGTCATCAGTTCCCAGTTTGAAGGTTACAGGTAAATTCTGCCCACCAGTCTGTACGGCAAGGTCGTAGGCAGCCTTGTAATTGAACTGATTTTCGTTTGACAGCCATACAGGTTGACCCTCGTATTCAAATCCGGACAGGATACGTTCATCTGTTTCGGCATTGTACCATCCGGACACCAACGACCGTACTTCTTCTACATGTGGTCTATGGTCAAGTTCCTCTTCCATATAAGAGGCGGAACCGTCCTCTCTTGCCTCTACGTCCCAGCGGACGCGCCATCTATTTTTCACCGGGTTCGTGCATTCCAGCACCGGAACTCCGGCACTTCCTTCTACTCGTTTCATATCAGGTAAAAACATATTTGGTCCGACCTTTGCCGAAAGTCTCGCTTTTGATTACAGTCTCAAAAGGAAAGCCGTCCGGCATTTCTCTAACTTGTGCGAGAATGTTTTTCATCTCCTCACTGTTGGTGAAGAATTTACATGCCTCCCCGTTCTTCTCGATGGCGACAATACACCTGTCTTCACCCTGTTCTGTTTTAATGCCCGTTTCAAAGTCTTTGACTATGATAGGCAGGTTTACCAACTCTCGGATACTGACGACTGATCCGGGGAACCGTTTCTTTCCGTCATCCGGTTTGTACGCAACATTCAAATCCTTAAATGATTTCATTTTTTTGCCTGTTAATTTATAAAACAACTTATTACAATCGGCGTGCTTTGCCATCCCGTAAAAGGATGCTACCAGTTCACGACGCCTTCTTCTCGACTTGACCTCGTGCATTTTTCGGGCGAACTTCTGCTTGATACGTTTACGCAGCCGGACATAATCCGGGCGGATCACATAACCAAGGAAGTCTATACCCTCGTCCACGGGAAACACTCTCTCGTTTGGCTTGATGGAAAGCCCGATAGAGTTCATCTGCCCATGAACGGCATCACGAATCTTCCATAATTCCGCTTTCGTTTCACCAAGCACGACACCGTCATCGCAATATCGGTAGAAATGACGGACACCGTACTTATCCTTCAAATAATGGTCTAAAAATACAGACAAAAGCAGGTTGCCCAGCCCCTGCGAGGAACGCAGCCCGATGCTGATGCCTTCCGGCATAAGGCGGGTGAAGTTCTCAAGCATGGCAATGAGCTTCTGATCCTTAAATACGCGGCGGACACAATATATCACAAAATCCTGCCCAACGCTCTCATAGAACTTGGATATATCGAATTTGTAACAATACTGTGTACCTTCCGGGTCTTCACACATATCACGGCGTATATAGGCCATCAGGTCGTGCATGCCGCGATTCTTGATACTGGCTGAGGTTGTCCTTATGAACCGTTTTTTCAGATGCCGGTCAACAACAGACATGACTGCATGAACGGCAATGCGGTCTTTCATCGTCAGAACCTGTATCCGCCGAATTTTTCCGCCTTCACATATAGTGCGCTCACGGTAATCCTTGACGGTGTAGGTTCCGGATGATATCCGACCGGACAGTTCCTCAATGACCTCCTCCCTATGCGCAAGCAGATAACGTCCCTGGCGGCTCTTCTTACGTTTGGAGCCGCGTAGGACCTGGTCAAACGAGGATGACATATTGGAATAATCTGCAACCTCTTCTACAATATAACCTTCTCTGCGCATATTTCTTGTTTTTATGGAAGGTATAGGCCTTCCTTCCTCCGGGCCTGACTTCTTCGAACCCATTTAGGGCCTACCAAACTCCACCCGACACGTGATTTTTCAGCTTTCCGCCTTACTGACCGATAAGGTCATGCGCTGTTGCTGTGGCTTATCTCCCTCGGCACCGCTTTGGGGACACGTCCCCGGTGCTGTACGCCGATTGATTAATTCCAGACGCGAGCCGACATTCGTGTTCGTGTTCGTAGCATCGTTATTCGCATTCGCATTCGACACACCGCCATTCGCGTTCGCATTGTTGTACCCGCGATAGACCACACGGCCTATTGGGAGACGCCGCCTTCCTGTTACAAAGGTAAGCAATATATGCCCAAATCATGCAAAAATGCTACGGTATCAGCCCAATATGGCGCAAGTCGGCCGTTTTTCAAAAAAAATCGACCGGCTTCGCCGGGAGAGTTCTTTCGCTACGCTCACGCTTTGACGCTTTGGCTTACGCCTTTTCGCTTAACGACTTATACGCCACGACGCTCGACGCTTTGACGAGTTTTCCGCGGAAGGCCAGACGCGAGCCGACATTCGTGAACGTGTACGTAGCATCGTTATTCGCATACGCACTCGACACACCGCCATACGCGTACGCATTGTTGCACCCGCGATAGACCACACGGCCGGATGATGTTGAAATGTAATACTTGTCGCAATAGTATGTTGACGAAGATCCATTCACACTTCCGACCGGAACAACGTCCATGAATTTACCGTGCGCCACGGCTGCAGTCCACTGGTCACTGCTGGTTCGGCCTTTCACAAAACGTGTCGTGCCGTCCGGCATCCAGATGCGCCATTTCCCGCTGTTACCGCTGTCGTTTGGCAAATCCACCCCGTCCATCATGTCATATTTGTGGCCAAAAATGTCCTCATATCCAAGGCAACAGATATTATTTACCTGTATTACAGACGGTTCACCGTATTCATCATTTGTCTTGTACCAGGCGTATTGGTGGACAAGCCCGTCGATGAGCGAATTCGTCACTCCAGGATTGATGCCGCTGGCCTCCTCGTAACCGATGGTATCGGTCATGCCATAAGGTGCTGTTCCTCCGGTTGTGCGGTTGTTCGTGTGCTGTCCTGCGCCGCACTGTTCCTGACTGTCACGGCGGCCGTATTTCGCGTAGAACAGGTTCGCAATCCGCGAATGCATCAATGCGTCAATCTGCTGCATGCCCCTTTGCTGGCTGTAATAATGGAAGTCTGACCATCCAAGACTTGCGGCGGTACTGCTGCCAGTGATACAGGCACGGAGTTTCGTTCCGACGATACTACTGCCGACGACAGCACATAAGTGTTCATCGTTGGCAACCCATTCCGGTTCCATATCCTCGATCTTATCACTGTTGCTCAAAACTACACAGTCGAATTCCGCCGTGTTCAGGATTGAGAAATACAGGAAGGCTGCCCCTTCCGGCACATCGCAGATCAGATACATGCCCGCCTCAAACTTGCTACTCAAGGTAGGAACAATAATAGAACTGACAATGGTTCCGTCGGAACGGACGAACAGTGAGCCGACAAGGTTAGTACCTGGCACGCTTGGAAAACGGACACGCTTATGTCCAGAAACGTCAACCTTGCATACGGAATAGGTGCTGTCTGTACTGTAGGAGTTCTCCAGCGTATCCTTGCCTGTCATAATCTTACGGCCTGACTGCCATCCTCCACTGCCTTTGATGTCCTCAAGGGTCAACACGTCCACGTTCGGACATTCCGGCATATCTTCGGGGCTGTTGGAACTGTAGCAGCTGTAATGTTTGCCGCCGAGATAGTCATTGATACCCTTGCTCCAGAAGAACGGTTCGTACATCATCCAGTCACCTTCGGTTCCGTCCAGCTTTGCCGGAGTTCCGTCCGCATACTTGTTGCTGTCCGCGTCATCCAGGGGATAATAGGTCATTTCGCCATCCGTATTATTCACGGTGGTATCTGTGTTTGCGATGTTTACCTGACGGGAGGTCGGCATCTTTGTAACCTTGGCCAGTACACGGTGACGCTGGCCCAATATGGCCGTGATGTGACCGCTCGGAACATAAGAGTTTCCGTATTTATATCCGGTTTCGTTGTCGAGGTTGCTGATATTAGCATCGTCGGCCACGTCGTCATCGAACTCTATCATCGTATATTCCGGCTGCCTTATGTTCAGTTCATCAAAACGTTCTGTGTACTTGTTGAATGTATCGTCGTCCAGGTGCTTTGTCAGGCGGTATGTACCAACGAGCTTGCAGCGTGAGTTCGTGGTATTTCCGCTTGCATCGATACCGCCGAGACCGGCATCATACCACTGCTTGAGGTCGCTGCCGTCACCTTCAAGTTCTATGCCCGTAATACGGATATATTTCAATGCTCCTCGTAAAGCAAAAAGTTCCTTGAACGCGGACAAACCATTTATAAGAGCACAGTTCTCAATCCACAAGCCGGTAAGGTTGGCCTTGCCCTCAAAGGTGATGGAATTCCATTTCAGGTACTGCATAGAGCGCAGGATCAATGTCTGGAAATTGGCCGGGATACGCAGCTTGTTAAGAACGGCACCTTCAGCAAAGGTGATTGTCGCCAGTTTTGTGCATCCGGACGCGTTCACTTCTTCCAGACGGTTGCATCCAGACAGGTCAAGGCTCGGAAGGTTGGTGTAGTTGACCACCTCCAGCTTGCGCAGCATCGGTATCTTCGTACCAAGAACCAGCTCTGTCAGAGCGTATGTCTTTGCGCTGCTTCCCAGGATAAGCTCCTCAAGAACCGGAAGTGTCGGAAGGCTCATGTCGGTAAAGCCACCCCATGCGGACAGGTCCAGTTTCTTCATCCATTCACCTCCGTATAAATGGAAGATGGTTCCGATGTTGGCCGTCTGCCCATAAGTATAACTCCATTGCTGGTCCTTCTTAACGGCGTCATGTGTCATGGTGTCGCTTTCACGCCGGAACTCAAAATAGAAGTCACGTGCTGGAGTGGCCTTGACGGTCGCACCGGCCGCGCTGTTGCCCTTGAAAGATATATCTGTGGCCGTATATTGTCCGGCACTGTATCTCGCGTCAAAAAGCCCCATTCGGTTGCTAACCCACCAATGGCGGTGTGACTGTCGGCTTCCCTGCATGGCTTCCAAATATGAATATTTCACGTTGGTCACCGTGCCGTCCTGGTTGACTTCAACACCGATGGTCTTGGGCTCCACGTATTTATTCAGCGCATCAAGGTTGTATATACGTTCACAGAATTTTGCGCTCTGTTCGTCATCGAACATGGCGAAAATGGTACTGTTGCTCATGCGCTCCCTGATTCGTTTATAGGCGGCCGCGAGTTCGTCCGGGAACTGTTCGCGCAGATTCTTCCAAAGAACGCTGTCATGTCCGGCATAGGCATACACGGTCTTGTCTTCCGTTGAAAGTTCCGGGTCGGTCGTGTTTTCGTCCACATCCCAGGAATACTTCAGACGGCCGTCGTTACGCACACCGAGAATGGTATCACAGTCATAGAATATCATATAGGCAAGAACCTTATCCTTGTCCGGATCATACCAGAATCCCATCATCATATTTTTTACGCGCTGGTCGACACATCCCATGATATCCGTGAACATGTAATAGTCGCACAGATAGTCCACATCGAACCAATCAGCGAGCTCCGCCTTGAACTTTGCACCGTTGTTCTGTGTGCTCTTAACCCATTTTACAAGTGGCTCAAGATATTTTGGTTTCCGGGTTCCCGCCTCATATTCGGCGTTGATATCGTCATCGTCCGGGAATCTCGCCTCAAATACCTTCAGCCAGTTCGGGGTACCGTCGTCACCCTTTGTATCAAAATCATCATCCAGGAACATACCCATCGGGTAGTCGTTATTCAGGAACTCCCAGCACTCGGTCGGATTGACACCGCCGAATTTATCATTCACCCATGCCTGGTCATGATATCCGGGTATGTCGCAAAAGCCGAACACAGCCTCTGTTGACTTGTCGTTGTTGAAATTGAACTTGCCAAGGAACTGTGGAGTTTCATCCAGGGTACCGCGGTAGAACAGGTAACAGGGTTCGCCGTCGATGGTTGTTCGGACATCATATCCATACTCCCCTGAACAATGTGCCTGTGCCGGGGTAAGCTCTCCGGCGGCCGTCAGGATATTCTGAACCAGCTTGGCCATACCGGTATTATGCGAGGACGAGGATTCGGCAAAGTCGGCCTTCAGGCAGAAGCAGTCAACCGGGGCTGCCGCCTTGTTGGACGTACCTGCAGGACGGAAGGAGTATTTGGCCGTTTCCTGTAATGTTCCTCCCACGCCTTGCTCGTCACAGCCCAGATACAGGTCACCGGCCACCTTGGACGCATTCTTGAAATAAATGCGGTAGTTCTTTATCGGATAGGCAAGCGACGACGTTCCCTGCAAACGGATACAGCCTCCGACACAACGGAAATTCAAAGCCTGGTTCCCTTTCACAACGCAAAGCATTTCGGTAACATCATATTTCGGATCCTTGTCATTGTTGACCGCCGCCTGGAGTACTGTTGGCACACCGTTGTCCTCACGCCCGGTAACGATGATATATCTCATTCCGTCCGGAACACTGTCCACGGTCACATTTCCGTTCTCGTCGATGACATTGTTGCTCTCGTACATGGACATCATCATGTCGGAACTGTCCTGATCAATCATATAGGTTTCCAGAACTTGTGAATCGCTCAGGTAGGTATCGTATGCGCGGATGAGGTAGACGTCTGTTGTCGCGCCGTCTGAGCCCAGTTCTATGTATGCCGGGCTCGCCTGGTATATGCTATCGGATGTGGCTCTCTGCACAGAACCGGACATGATGCCATTGATATACAGGTACACCATCTCCGTATTCTGTTTTTCATATTCAGATGAACCATCTGTACTTTTCGGGAAACTCACAAATGCCACCTCATAAACCTCTCCGGAAGCCATTTTCATCGAAAGCGTACTGTTTCCCTTTGTGGTCATCCTTGCTTCCTGTGCGGTGATTACAAAACCGGTACCGGACGCATCCAGGCACTTGATGACTTCCGCATCCTCATCGACGACCTCACTGACTTTGTATTTCACGATGAAGGCAACGGCGTTGGTGACATTCTGTTCCGGCTGTTCCAGCGGCCTGTGCCGGATGGTGGCCCTCGCCGTGTCTGTCAGACGCAGGGCCTCGCCAGTCCATCCATCACCGCCCCATTTGAATCCTTCGAACACGGTTTGAATGCCGTTATAACTCCATTCTTCACGGTTGACGTCGCTGTTGCTTCTGCCCTGTGCTGTCAGCTTGAGTGTCATGCCGTCTGTCGGCTCGCTGATGTTCAGGTCGCTCTTGGACGCAATGAGGCGGAAATTATAGGTTGTCACGCCGACCACTATACGGCATTGCTGTTCGCCGTATTCCGATGCCCGCAGCGTCAGGTTCTGTACCGTGAAAGGAACGGAAGCGGATGATGCCAGTGTGTCACCGACATAGACATCCGCCCTTGTCGGGGTCTCTCGCGGGTTGTAGGCTGCATACTGGAGCGTATAACTGTCGTACTGTTTGGCCTGGATATAGGGCGTTGTCCCTTTTTCTATGACCGTACCGTCTGCATAATCGAACCTTGCAGACACTACAGGGGTATTGTTCCCGGCTTCACGGATGCCTACGGCAAAAAGGATACTGTTTGACTTGATGATGCTGCCGTCCGTCAGCTCCAGTTCCACCACAAGCTGTACGGTGTGGGTTCCATGTGTCAGGTTGGTTGTCGCAATACTGAAACTGCCGTTGGCCGTGGAACTGGTGATGCTCCGGTCCTCTGTGTCGGTACCGTCAACGTAACAGCGCAGGGTCTTCGTTCCGGCACCGCTCAAGGCGTATGGGACGGAAAGCGTCTGGCCGCGTGTCACAGCTGTGGAAATGCTGAAGGAACTGCTCAGGGTGAGCTGCACCACGTTGATGCTCCAGGTCACCTGGGCGACCTGCATCTCCGCACCTTCACCGACTTCTACACGTACACGCACCGTGTTGGTGCCCACGCCCATGTATTTCGTGACATCCACCGTATTTGTACTTCCTGCAGATATATTTCCGGTTAAGGTATTGGAGTTCGCGCCTTGTGTAACGGTAACCGTCACACGTGCGGGGTTTCCCGTACTTTCTCCTGTAGTGGTGTCTGTCTGGTCGTATGTGTAGGTCAGTTTCACTTCATCGCCGGACTTTACTGTCTTGTTCGGGGTGACACGTGTCAGCACGACCTTTGTCGTGGCAACGGTTCCGCCACCACCACCGGTGAACATGTCACTGGTACTGATAACCTCCCCAGCTTCATTAAGGAGGCTCAGGGAATAGGCTTTGTCCGCACCTTCGCCGATTTCATTCAACTGGAGGGCGGTTCCGTAGGTAGAAGCCTTCTCGTTTATTTTTGAAGCCACCGCTTTACCGCTCACCGGATTGGTGGAGTTCTCGTTTACAGCCTGGTCAACTTCAACCACAGGTATATCAAGGTTTACCTCGCCCTGTTCATTGGGTGTAAGATCTGAACTTGTGGTTCCTTTCGTCACACGTATTTTCTTGATCGCATCGCCACCACCGTAACGGTTCCAAGCAGACGGGGTCAGGAAAGACGAAATGTCCGTTCCTTCAAAACGGTAGTCGAGCCACTTCCCGGCTGATGCTTCAAAGGTTATCACCATACCGAGCTTGCTGTCATCATCGATATCGGCATCGGCAAGAGCGGCTACCGCAGTATCCTTGGTGTAATATCCGGATCCGAGAGGATGCATTTGAGTTACGTTATAAAATCCACTTCCGGAACCGCCACCACTGGCTTTGACAAGTGTATTTTCCTCGTCACTCCAAACATATACAGTTTCACCAAACAAATATAGTTTGTCCTTTAATATACTACTTCTTGTAGCATCAAGATACATGTCTGCAGTCAACCAGTTATTATAAAATTTTGCTGATGTCATACTACCAGCTAAGTATGCAAATATGCCTTTATTCTTAACAAAGGCAACTCTTCCGTCATTACCTCCGTATGACATGGATTCTATTTTTGCGTCCCCCCCAGCCATGTCAAATCTGGCTGTTGCTCCCTTCATAGCAGCCAATGCGGTGGATTCGTATTGCTCAATTACTTGTTGAGCCTGAATAGCGGCTGTTTCAGCTTTTTGTGCTGATGCATTTGCTGTTTCTGCAGCAGAATTTGCACCTTCTTTTGCAGCCTCAGCATTCACAGCAGCTGTTTCAGCCTTTTGTGCCGCTGTCTCGGCTTTTGCGGCAGCATCGGTAGCTGGTTTTTGTAGCAAAGAAACCGGAACAGACACAAGTTCATTTCCCTTAACGGCAGGAAGTGAGTTGACACCGTTTAACGATGTAACCTCTTCCAGTTCCTGCACGCCCTGGCTCTCTGCCTTGATTGCGTTGAGAACCTGCTGTATGTCTTCTTGTGATATTGCCATAATTATGCAGTTTTATATTGGTTGAACATTTTTCTTGTCTCCAGGTATTCCATATCATTCTCATGTTTGTAAGCCTCACGTTCAAAGCTGATGGCGTGGTATGCAGCATTTGCATTTCTCAGTCGTACAAGATGCCACACCCATTCAGTCAGGTACAAAATATAGAAACCGATATAAAGAAGCTCTTTCATCTGTTCCGTGTGGATTGCCTCATGGTTGAAGTCTGTTTCTGACATGATGCAACCCTTACGTACAAAAAGTAGCCCTAAAAGATTTATACACTTGAATCCTTTGAAAGGAATCAATTCATTATATACTATTTTCATTGATACCTCCTTCCTCAAGCTGTGCTCTTAACCCGTCAATGAAATTAGGTGCGCATAGTTTATATGCCACATCTTTTATCAGTCTAACTTCATCATCGGAATATTCCGTTTCACCCTCGCTCCGATAGATTTTCATAGCAAGTGCATGGGCGCGAATTCCATTGATGTTCATATATATCATGTCTGCAAAACTTTCACGCGCATCGCCTGTCCGTTTGTTTTTTCCACTTATACCTATTGGTACAGTAAAATTCTCAAAGTTTAATTTTGCCATAATTATTATAATTAAACATATATTGCTGCTGTATTTATCACTAAAAATTGAAAACCACCGTCATTGGGGCTATCATCATCACCTGTATAGACATCAAAATATGTTGTTTCCTGAGCCGATACAGATGCATACCTTCCAGTTCCCTCAGCAAACCCAGTTAGGAGTACGGTATAGTTATTTTTGTCGCTGAATGCCTGACCAAAAGTTATCCTGTATTTTCCCGTGCCTATTTTTGAAAAAGTAATATTTTCATCATGATACTTTTTAATCTTTACAAGACTGTCATTCCTAACCATACCATAAAACATTACATGTAATGGAAATCCGTTGTCATGATCTGACTTGTATATTCGGTTTAATACAATCCAACCTTTGAAATTATCACCCTCACCGTATCCTATTATCTCCACACCACTATTTCGAGGTATTTCCAATGTGTTCTTTTTTACTCCGTTCTCGAAATAGTATTTCCCGGATGGGGCTGTGTGTGTCAATGTTCCTCCTGAAGTATCTGCCCCCCAGTTGTCGTTCATGATTATAGCTCTAAAACCGTTATATTCTGACGAAAAAGGAATCACCACAGCTGTTTGCCAACCTCCACCGGGTATAGGTATAACTACATTATTGTTATTCTGAAGTCCAAGTGTTGAAACAGTTAAAGGACCGTCAGCGGATAGGACATAATAGCCGTCACGGAATGGTGTCCGCAGTGTACCATTAATGATAACATCTGTCAATTCAGAATTTTTTATTGTAGCCTTAATAGTTTCAATACTTCCATTCTCTAAAATCTTGAAATTACTGTTTGCCGTCACAAGTCCTTCCAACGATATATTTTTTGCTGATATTTTAATGTCCGAAGCTGTCTGATTTATCATTGACACAATGTTTCCATCAGCATCAAAAGCATATAACTTGTTTGCCATTGCGGTTGTTACAAGTCCAGCCTGATTCTTCAATACTCCGTTTTCGTCAAAATATTGCGACATCAATTCGTTATACTTTGCCGTTGTGACGATGCTTGATGTTTCTATGACATTGCCGTCCTTGTCAAAGTTGGCAGCTGCTATTTTTACCAGCTTCTCAGACTGTTCGAACAGCGTTTTGTATTTGTATGCCAAGGCTTCTGCGCGGTCGGTACTCAACACCAGCATGTACAGGTATATTTCACCCGTGAAGGACAATTTGAAGTCGCCTGTTCCATTCCATAATCCGGAGTGATTGAATATCTGGTATCCGTCCGTAACGTCAAGTTCGCCATCGTAGGAAAACTCGTTGAAATTCTCGAAACCAGATTTATCCAGTCCTTCGAACTTGATGATCATCCGTCCGGATTTTGCTACGCGATAGAAGAAACTCAAATATACGGCTTCCGGTTTTTTCTGTCCCTCATCATTTATATCGTTGTAGTCGGGAATAAAGCGGAAGTTCTCATGCTTCTGGAGGATATATTTGTTCCGGATAAATACAGTAGTACGTCCGTCATCGGTCTTGACGGTGGCGTAATTGGTCTTATCGGACAAAGGTGCTCCGTTCGCCCAGATCCACTTGCTGCCCAGCAGGAAGAAGGTCGCCTCGTTCTCGGTATCCCATTTGTTCATTCCATTTCCGAATGACGCGTTGTCCAGGTAACTCTTATCTTCCGTGAAGTCTTTTCGCAAACCTTCTACGGCAGCTTCTATTTTACCTTCAGTTATTTCAAAACGCGTCAGGATGTCCTCTCCGGTAGTCAGAACGAACGTTCCCATCAGGTACACATTATCACCATACAACCCGTTACCGTGCGGTTGATTGTCTGTTGGGAACCGGCTGTCGCTAATTCCATCCAGATTACCAAGGCGAACGCGCAGACAGCCGTTGAAGTTCTTGGCACACACACCGTCCAGTACGTCCACACGCGGCTGTCCGTCCTCGGTGGCCGCAATGGAGATGAGGTTCTGGCGAAGCCGGTTCTGTGTGTTGCCCATCAACACACATTCGTCGCCTTCTTTCGGTTCCACATCTCCGAACTCGCTTACGGGTACAATGATCCCATTCCCGTCCGAGGCGGACACTTCGACCCAGTAACCGCGTAAGGATGCGCCGGTGAACTCCGCGCAGCGCATCAGGTCGTGCGCTACGAATTCATTGTCCTGCTCGAATGTGATTTTATAGTTGTCGCCGTCCTTCGTGACAGTCTTTATTTTGCCGCTGGCCGCACTGACTACGAACTGTCCGCCAATACTGCGCACCTTCTGAATGAGCAGCTCCAGGGCTACCAGAGTCTGTCGGATGGTCACCTTGTCGATGGTCAGGTTGCTTAGCCCCGTCAGTGCGTCCATCCACAGCTGCCAGCCTTCTCCGGTCATGCCGTCCACGAATTTCAATGAGCGCAGCAATTCACGGATGACTGCGGTCAGCCATTCGGCATTACCGTCACCGTCCACCGTTGCACCGCTTTCTCCGTCTTCATACTTGCCGAAGTCGGCCCCCTTCAGGAAACGTATCTTTTCTTGTGCGGTATCCTCGCGTAGCCTGCTCAATGCTTCCTTCAATGTCCTGCGTGCCGAGAACACATTGTTGTCGGTCGGGTAAGTGTTATCCCAGCTGCGTATCAGGTCTGGGAAGCTCCCGGACGTGGCAGTCTTGACATAATTCTTCGCATCGGTGATGCTGTCGCTTATGGCTTCCATTGTTCCGGTGCTTGTCGCATCACTTATCTCGATATCCATCTGCGAAGGCTGGTTCACTTTTCGTGTGACTTTTGTAATGCGGCTGTTTCGGAAACCCGTTTCCGGAAAGTATTTGGTACTTTCCAGACGGACACGACGACCGATGTACAGGTCTATTCCGTGTTCCTCGATATAGACATGGTCCGTAGGTGATTTGTAGCAGCTTACATCAATGGCGTGTTCCTCATTATATTTGTCAACTGCCTGCTTGAACTCCTGCTCCGCCAGTGGATAATACTCATCCGGCATGCGTATATTCCAAAGGATATATTTGTCTCCGACTTTAGGTATCAGGGTGTCATTCGGAAGCTGGGTGTCATCATCATACGGCCAGATGGTTATGATTTCAAATTCGCGCGTATCACTATTGAAGTTAACCTCAAAATAATATGTGCCGTTTTCTTCATCACCAAGACCGGCCAGTTCACTGCGTTCCTGGAATGACACACGTTTTACTTTACCGCCGATTTCATAATCGTTCGGATCGAATCCCATGCTGTCATCACGGAAATAATATATTTTGAATGGGTTACCGTCCTCGCCTGTAACCTGTTCACTTCTCACACCGGTTACAGTACCAATACGCTTCGGATAAATATCTGCGAAAGCGTCAGCCTCGTAATGATGCCATATACCATATTTTTCAACATTGACATCAATATGCTTTTCACCGTTCGGAAGTTGGAGGCGTGAATGTCCGTATCGCTCCGGATCTATATTCCGGCTGCTTCCTATCGGATATAAACGGGTGTAAAACTTTACATTGTCCGCCATGTCACATTCCAGGGAAGTCAGCCCCTTGCCGTAAGCCAGTGTCACTTCCTCCCCATGCTCACACCGGCACACATTGACGGTCTGCCCCTCACACCACCATTCAGCACGGTTTCCGGCTTTCTCTGCCACCTCTTTCAGTGCCTCGTCACAGTATTTACCTTCGTAGTCGATAACGATGTTTTCCGTGCCTTCCACCGTTCCGACTTTCCAGTCGGTGGTATTGTTCATCCCGTTGTTGATGCTCTTCACAATCAGGGCGACATGTTCTCTTGGTGGGGCGGTCAAAGTAAAAACCGGCTCATCGTCCCCGTCTGTATCATTCAATACGAGAAAACGTTTCAGAAGGCTTTCGATTCCGTACAGCTTTACATCATACTTCCACTCAACGGTGGACAGCTGCTCCGGCTTGTATTGCTCCATGAGCCAGTAACGTTCGCCCTGGAATTCTGTGTAATCGTTCACCTCAAGCGCGATGTGCTCATACAAGGTAAAGGACAGGGTGAGGATATTGTCGCCCTGTATCTCCTTGACCTGTGTACTGTTGTCATCTGTTGCTATCTGTGCCTTTGCAATGCCGTCACTTCCGTATATTGTTATCATATTCTAATGCCGTTTTAATGTCGTTATAATTGTGGCTGCGGTTCACGGAAAGTCACGTAGAACCTGCTGGCCTGCTTCCCTTCCTTCCAAAGGTATGTCAGGGGTTCGTAGTCGCTCGATTCTTTGTAGAATACATGCAATGTCATATCAAGGTCTGGAAAAAAAATATCCAGCCATCCGTCATCCCCTTGTTTCAGAAAAGCAACAAAGCCTCTGTACTGTTCGAGCCATTTGTTACGAGTATCGGCGTAAAGGGCGAAGTAAAGTTTCACGTCACGAGCCTGGTTTTTCACGTCCAGAACGGATGAGTATTTTTCCCCATTCTCTTCGCGAATATCTACCGCCACATGGGTTTTTGTTTTTGAAGGGGCCATGATTGCCTTCAGGTTATTCCTGTCACCCCGTTTCTTTTCAACGAGAAAAACGCCATATTCCTTCCAGACGTCCACCCCGTTGATAAACATCTTACCTCCTAATACCGCATCCATATCATTTTACTTTTATTCCGTCACGTTCCATTTTCTTTATATAGTTATTGATCTCTGCAAGGTGCTTTGCACTGGTACCGGTGTTCTCCTCAATCTTCTGAAGGTGATCGATGGCGACACCCATCTGTTCGCTTACATCTTCCATCCTCTCATCAATACTTGCCCAGTGCATCTGTCCGGAAACAAAAAGTCCTTCCAGTTTGCTCCCTTGATCCTGGCTCATTGCATCAAAACTGCCGGACTTACCGCTTTGTGACGTGCCTCCGGAATCCAAATCAACACCGGCGGCATCGGCCATTGCGTCCAGACGCTCTCCGGCCTCCTGCATGGCTTCTTCAAAACGTTCACGCCAGTCTGACAGGTAGTCCTTGTCTGCGGTGCCGTCAATAAATGCTTCTGACAGTTCGTTATACAAAGGCTGAAGCACCTTGGAAAGGTCCTGATACATGAAGGCATTTAATACGGCTTCTGCCAATGTATCCTCTGTAAATTCTCCCAACTTGCTGATGTCACTTCTCATTTCCTTTAGTGCATCTTTTGCATTTGAAAGGAAGCTGTCGAATGAAACACCCATTACCATTTCCCGCATTGTAGAGTAGCATTCCTCAATGTTCTGGACCAGTTCCTCAACCGTTTTTCCGCTATCCACCCATGCCTCGTAATAGTCACGGGCGGCATCGCTCAGTTTGTTTTGGTTGTAGTACAGTTCTATCTGCTCCGCACTCATACCGCGGAGGCTATGAGTAACAGAACCTCCATTTAAGGAGTTACCCCATTCCCAATGTGCATCACTTCCCTGGAGCTTGTTCCAAAGGTCATCATAAACCGCCTGTTCCGCCTTGAGGTCCTGTTGTAATTGTGAAAGTTGCTCAGACTGCGCCTCCCAGACTGATATGCTGGACGGTTTGGCATAGCCTTTCTCCACCAGCCAGTTCAGCAGTTCCACGTCCTTGATAATATCACTTATCAGACTTTGGTTGGCTGCGTATTCCTCGTTACGTTCCCGGATGGCGCGGTTTGTTTCAATTTCGGCAATATACCATTCGCGCTTCATCTCTTCCATCTTTTCCTTCCAGCTCGTGAACATGGAAATAATAGACCCAAGTCCGCTTAACGTATTGGTGATACCACCGACAATGTCTCCGGAAAAAATCTGTCCTATACCGGTTCCCATATCCATAGCCCCATCAACAAAGGTCATCATCTCGTCGATGGACTGTGCGAAACGGTCACCGAATACGGCACCGAGGGAATCTCCCCAGCCACGGATTGTAGAAGTGAGTTCCTTTCCTTTGACATTAAAGTCTTTCAAAGCTCCGGATATGTCACCGTCTTTTTTGATGGCTTTAAGCAGGTCATCATAAGAGGTCTTGAATGCCTTGAACGGATTGCCTTTCTCCAGTTCCTTCTGTATTTCCTTCACACGCTTCTGCATCCGCTCGAATTCGGCTACGGTAACCGTCACCTGCTTCTTAACGAAATTTCCGTTCTCATCCTTTGCCGGTACCGAAAGTGAAACACCGCCGGAACCGACCTTTGCACCGGATAGCACATCCTTTGCCTGGGCATAGAAATCTGACAATGCTTTATACCCTTTTTCGGAAACGTCACCGAATAGTTTGCTGTAAAAATCGGACGCTCTCAGTATGTCTTCTTCCAATGAAGCTATTTCCTCTTTGTACTTCTCTGTTCTGGCAGAAATGGAGGATTCCACGTCAGATGTATCAGCCCCGGATTCCTTTAGCCGTGAGAGTTCCAGGTTGTAAGCGGCCATATCCTCATTATACTTGCTGTCAATATCACGGCGACGCTGGTCGTAGGATTGATATTCCTGCAAAAGAGCTTCCAGTTTTTTCTTTCCTTTGGCGACCTCGTTTCCTTCAACGTCACGCACGCCGTTTTCCATACGGCCATGTGCCTCGGCATAAGACTGCACAAACCCCTGGCTTTGTTCTTTTGTCAGTGTGCCTCCCTGTGCCGCACGAAGGCGGGCTTCCTGTTCATTGATTTCGGCAATTTCCTTCTCGTAATTCAGGCGTATCTGGCGAATCCGTTTATCGCTTCCTTCCTTCATCTTGTCGATGGCCGCCTGTTCATCCTTCCATTGCTGTTCGCGCAATTCTTTCGTTTTACCGGCATAAGACACAATACGGAGGACATCACTTTGCATGGCGTCAAATTCGGCCTGATATGCCTCTTTCTCCGCTTTCTGACGGGAGGATAGATTCTGGCTTCTGGCATCATCCAATGCAAGCCTCTGTTCGTCGGTAAGACCGTCCGTGCCGGTGGTAAGACCGGCTTTCTGATTTTCGCGTTTCCATTTAGCCTCAAGTTTGGCTATCTCATCATTTTTGGCCTGGTATTCATTATCCAGCTGACGCAGTTTTTTTTGCAGACCTTCTTCCATCGCCTCAATCTCCGCCGCATCATTTTTCCGTTGCAGTTCCACCAGTTCCTGGCCGAGCTGTTCCGCCGACTTCTTTTCACGTTCAGCTTCTCTGTCCGCCTTTTCTTTCGCCTTGTTTTTCTTTTCGGCATCCTTGTTGTCTTCCGGTTTTGTCCGGTCATATTCCTTTTTGGCAAGGTCAAGCGCATCCTTGAGCTCCTTGGCTTTCTTTTCGTATTCCTCCTGTGTCAGACTATTGGATGTCTCCGAAAGGAAATCATTGTAGGCTTTCAATGCCTCTTCATATTCTTTTCTGGCCGTTTCTGCCCAGTCCGCACTGGAGTCTTTTTTCAAGTTACGCTTATTTTGCTCCGATCGTAATTTGTTCAGCTGGTATTGCAGTTCGTCACGGCTGTAAGTTCCTGTAAGACGTCCGTCGCCGTATGTTATTTTTCCGTACTTCTTTTCCTGTACGGACATCAGGGCAAGAAGGTTCTCACGCTGTTTTATCTGTTGTGTGAGTGTTTCATTACTTACCCCCGTCAAGTTCTCGAAATACGCATTCACGCTTTCTTTTCGTGCCTGTGCTGATAGTGCCTTACGTTTATTCTGAAGGTTTTTCAGTTCTGATTCCTCTGAAGAAGACAGCCCTCCAACTTTGCGCATTCTTGTTCCGGACCCATTAGCATCTTCCCACCGTTCTGTGGCTTTTTTCGCCTCAAGCTCTTTAATTCGAGCATTGACCTGGTTCAGTTCGTTTTCTGTTTTTGTGATTGAGGAACCGGCTTCCAGTGCGGCGATTTCTTCTTTGATACGCTTGATGTTTTTCAGCTTTTCGTATTCTGTATCGTATTTGGCGAATATATCCGGGTATTTCTGCTCCAGCCTGTTCAATGCCTCGCGTCTGGTATCGGTGGCAAGGCTCTCATCACCGGCAACACTGCATAATTCTTCCATCTTACGACGGTGTTCTTCCTCGGCCTCTATCGTTTTCTGCTTTGCTGCCTGGTAGTCTTCCTCTGCTTCCCTCAAACGCTCTTCCTCGTTCTTCATCGATATCGTTGCCGCTACGACTCCGGCAATTAATGTGGCTACCAGGACATAAGGATTGGCAAGCATAGTGGCATTAAGCATCTTTTGTGCCTTTTCCACAAGCACCAACCATCCGTAGTGTATTGTCTCGGCAGTTGTCAATGCTCCAACACCGGCAGTCTGCAGGGCTTGCATGGCGGTAACAGCCATGACTGCAGTTTTATATACTCCGTAAGTTGCAACAAGTCCGACCAGAACACGTCCGACCTGCTCATAATGTTCAATCAGATAGGAAACGCCACTCAACGAACTGTTTATAATGCCTTCAGAACGATTCCCTATTTCATTGAACATGGTGGATATGCTGTCTTCAATGTTGGATATCTGTCCGGTAATGGTCTTGCTCTGTTCTTCCATGAGGTTATAGAACATGCCGCCCTCATTGGTAAGGTTCTGCAGTGCTTTCTGGACTTCCGGGAATCCGACTTTTCCAGTTTCAACCATTTCACGTACCTTGCTTTCTGCTACCCCTAAAACATTGGCCAGTTCTCGACCCAAAGGAATACCTCTACCGACAAACTGGTTGTAGTCCTGGGTGTACAATCGACCTTGTGTCATTGTTGTGCCGTAAAGATAAACCAGATCATTTAAGGGCTGGTTTAGTCCGGCTGCGATATTGCCCAGACGGATGAGGTCGTCATTTACGTTTTCCACGTTCTCACCGTATGCGAGCAGCTGCCGGGCACCGTTGGCTATTCCCTGCAGGTCAAAAGGGGTTGTCGCGGCTGTACGAATAAGCTGATCCATCAGTTCGGAGGCTTTTTCCTCGCTTCCAAGCATTGTATTGAAAGACACCTCCAGCTGCTGGAACTCACCGCGAACCTTGATGATATTCTGAACAAGCTGCTGCACGGCAAAAGCACCCGCAATCTTGGATGCAGTATTTTTTACCGATTGGGCTTGTCGGTCAAGCCGCTCCATTTCCGATGTAGCACTGCTTGTCTTGACTTTCAGCTCATCTACTTTTCGACCGGCTTTGTCAAGTCCGCTTGTAAGCCGGTCTTTCATCAATATTTCTATTTCTACAGGTTTTACGCTCATTTTTTAAGGTTGCTTTGAAAGAATCCTACGATTTCATTAGCCTCGTCCTCGGCACTCTTCTCCTCTTTTTTCTTCCGTATGTACCGTGGGGCATCGGCCAGCATCATTATCAAGGTCTGGAAGTTTACTCCTTCCAGGATATACTTTACACTCCAGCCGGTAGCGTTTGCTATCTGCCAGACGAACCCGAAGGGGCTATGGGAGGGCTCATAGACCGTCTTTAACTCCCCTTTATCTTTTGGCTCAGTTTCAGCCTCAGTTTCATCGGATTCATCTTCTCGGCTGATCTGATAATACTCGTAAAATGGTCCGTCCCCAATAGCATGATAAAACTGTGCATCGCCGCCTCAAGGTATTCCTTTTCCATCCAGTTCCTGACCCACCATGCCGTGAAACCGACAAGGAAATGACGGCTCCACCATCCTCTGCATAATGTGTAGGCTATCATCCGGCTTATCCTTTTACCGTGCAAGGCGATAAAAGCCATTTCTTCTTCTTTGGTGAATTGCTTTATTTCTGCTGCAGTTACTCCCAAAGACAGATATACCTGTGCCAGACGCATCAAACCTCCCATACGTGGTCGGCGCATGGTAACACGGAGCTTAATCGGCTTTTTGATGAATGGAACGTGAATATCCTTTAAGGGGACGGACACGCCCCTGTCTAACAAGGCGGCCGCCCCCTCATGCTGAATAATACGCTCTGTATCTTTGTCCATACTAATCTTCTGCTGTGTCGTTGATTTCGTATGGTGCAGTATCCGGTTCTTCCGGCTTGTTCACCTTGAGCTGGCATTCCAGCTTAGACACTTCGGTCAGCGTCAGCTTGCCGCCCAGGTTGGCCATGATGGTGCCGTTGGGTATCTTCATCGTCTGGCCGCTCACGAACTGGATTTCCCACGGGCCGCGCAGCTCCACGAGGTCGGTCGGGGCCTTCCAGCCGGTGTAGCTGCCCGTGCTGCCCACCAGCGTGCCGCCAAGCACGGCCTGGATGTTCTCATAGTCCAGCTGGATGAGGTTGAACGTCGGCGCGATGGTCGCGTTCTTGTTGGCCAGTGTCAGCACCGGAGCGTCAGGTACCTGCTCGGCTTCCACGTCCGTACTCTCCGGCTTAGTGCCGCCCCAGTCCCAGCTGCCTTTCTCGATGTAGCCGATTTCCTTGCTGTTGAACTTTACCACGGCTATGCCGTATATGAATTTCTTAGTTGCCATTGTTCTTTCGTTTTAGAATGATGATTATTGTTGTTAGCACACTCAGCAGTATTCCGACCCCGAAACCGTAGAAGAATGTTTTAACGGGGTTCGAACGCTGTTTTATTTCTTCTTTGTACAGCCCGGTCATCTCCTCGTAGCGTTCCTTCCACACGGAGGATGTCCGCTCGTAGTATTCCACCAGGAGCTGCAGGCTGTCGCAGCTCGCGTACACGGTGATCACGTCCCTGTCGCGGCTTACCGACACGCTGGCCTGTCCGCTCTTCCCGCTGTATGAGGCCAGCGGAGGAAGCCTCAGAAGGCTGTCAGCCGGTATCTTCAGGCTCACCTCCGACTTCGGTACCGTTTCCGTCCGTATCAGGCGGACTTCGCTCCTCATGCTGTCCGCCCGGCCCGTCGCCGTTTCCGTCCGTGTCGTTTCCCGCGCTGTCTTTCGGGTGCTCGCGCACCCCGCGAAGCACAGGGCAATCGTCATGATGCTTGCAAGAATTGGCAGTGTCAATGGCCTTGCGAAGGCGTGCCATTTCGCGTTTCGTCGCCTGAAGGTCTTTCCTCGTCGCATTGAGTTCGTCTTTTAACGGTTCGACTATATTGTCCACAAGTATCCGGGTGGCGTGCTCAGCGTTGTCAATCCGCACGGTTTCGGCATCCGCCTTCGCCTTCTCGGCTTCCGCGTTGGCCTTGCGCACCGTCGCGCGGAGCGTCACAATGCCAACCACGGTCGCCAAAAGAGAGCCACCCAGTACGAAATTGAGAATTTCACTGAGTCCCATCTGATACTATGTTTTTATTGTTTGATTCCTATCGATTCCAGCCATGCAGGCACATCGAAACTCGGGCAGGCTTTCGCCGCCAGCTGGTTATGCCCTACAACCGGGATGGAGGGGAAACGCCGGCAGAAGTCTTTCACGTAGGCTTCCATCGCCTTCTTCTGCGCCGGGGTACGGGTGTCCTTGGGGGTCTTGCCGTCAGCGGCAACGCCGCCGACGTACACAACGTGCCGGGATGTGGAGTTGTACCCTTTTGCCCCGTTGGTAATCTCCCAGGGATCTACCTGTGCGTCCTCATTGTTGTCCACCAGGCGTTCCACCCTGCCGTCCAGGTGTATCATGTCGGTATAGCCGACCTGCTTCCATCCGCGACCGCCCTTGCTCACCGGATCGGTATGCCAGTGACGTATGTCTACCGCGCTGACCTCACGCCCTTCAGGAGTGGCAGTACAATGCAATACCAAACGTTTCAACTGTGCCATGCGTTATTCCCCCTGTTTGGCTTGTGTAATGGTCACTTTGGCCGTCTTGCCGCTGTCAGAATTCAACGTAATGGTCAAGGTTCCGCTTTTTTCACTTCCGGTGTCATTGGCTTCCGCCGAGATGGTCACGCCCGTTTCCGTTTCTTCAACGTCAAATCCGGACGGAGCCGCTCCTACGGTATATTCACCGCTGGCTGTTATGGTCACTTCCTTGCTGCCACCTTCTGCCGGAATGGTCACCGTAGTCGGGTCGGCCGAAACCGTCTTGGCCGCCGGTTTGAAGACGGGAGTGTCACGGCTGTCCAGCACCACCGTTTCTTCGCCGAAAGCGATGTTGGTGTCCACCTTCATCAGCATCTTGAAGAAGTACAGTTCGCTGGCGTTTGAAATCTTGTCTATCTGGATGACATTCTCGTCATCCTGCAGGTTGACGGCGGCGAACAGGTTGCCGTCGGCTCCCATCGAGCAGAGGGTCGCCACTATCAGGCCGTCCGGCCATGCAGCCAACGTCTCTATGGTTATGCCCTTGTAACGGCGCGCGTTCACATCGGTCTCGCTGGCGTTCTTGGCCTCGCGCTCGGTCAGTTCGTCATCGTACTTGTCGAAGTCGTCGATGCTCATGATGATGCGCAAGTTCGGGTTGTTGCGGATGGCCTTGGGTATGGCACTGCGCACAGCCTTCAGTTTGCCCAGCATGGTTTCCTCCTCGCTGTCCACGATGATAAGTTCCGTGTCCTTGGTCATTTGCGTGAGGATGCCGTTGAACAGGTGGTCATCGTCATCACCGTACACTCCGTTGATGTAATGGTCGCCCAGCTCGAACTGCACCTGCTTGGCAAGCTCTGCCAGGAGGGCGTTCTGGGCTTCGGGAGGCAGTTCGGCAAACACGAGGTTGCCCTTCGGCTGCCATGGACGCCAGATCTGCTCGAAAGCACGTGGGTTGAATACGGTGAAGGCCATGAAGTCTTTCGGGTCAAGGCTTTTCTCGTCATAGTTGAAGTTGCCCTTCGAATCCTCCACGCCTGGGTTCTCCTTGCGCTTCTGCAGCATCTTGCCGCTTCGCAAACGGGGCAGGCTGATTTTCTTCTCCACGCCGGGAATGACCATTATCAGCCCTTTCTCGACAATCTCGTTGCCGGTGGCGGCGAGCGTCAGAAGCTGCTCCAGTACCTCGCCGTTGTAATTGGTGTTCTTTACTACTATTGCCATGTCTTTTACTTGTTAAGTTTGTCCTTGATTTCACGCATACGCTTGTTCCATGGGCTTTCCCCGCCCGGCTCCACCTTCAGGTCTTCCACGACCTTGCGCCTCGGTGACAATGAAGCAAGCACTTTCTTGCCTTCTTCCGGGCTGTTTTTCAGAATGTTCTCATACATGGGCCGTGTCTCGGCGTTGATGCGCCCGTCAGCCTCGGCCGCGTCAAGCAGGGCTTTGCGTGCGGCTTCCTCGTCGGCCGCCGCCTTGGCCTCAAACTCCTCAACTCTCGCCTTCAGGGAGGCGTTCTCTTCCGCCAGGCTGCCCGCACGGTTCGCCTCCTGTGCATACGCCTGGGCCTTGGCGATTACCTCTTCCTCGCTCTTGCAGTCCTTGAACGATGGATGCTTCCTAACTTCCTCAAGATTCATTTTGTCTTTGTTTTGTGGCTCAACGAGCCGGTTATTGAATAAGTTGTATATCTGTTCCGGGGTACTGTCCTCCGGCACTGGCTCCGCGTCATAGATACCGTCAATAAAGCCTGAGCGCAGGGCCTCCTCTGTCGTGAGCCAGTGGTCCTCGCCGTCAAAATAGGCCGCCTTCACTTCGTCTTTCGTCATGCCTGTGCGCACTGAGTATATGTCCGCCAGGCTGTCCTCAAGGCTTTCCAGCTCGTCTATGCACTTCTGCATCTCCTTTTTGTTCCCGTAGCAGCCTCCGCTGACACTGTGCAGCATGAGCCTCGCATACTTGCTCATCTCGACGTGCTTGCCGCACAGCGCTATCACGCTCGCCATGCTGGCGGCTATGCCGTCAACGTAGATGCGCACATCGGCCCTGCTGTTCTGTATGGCGTTGTATATGGCTATGCCGCAGTACACCTCGCCGCCGTTGCTGTTTATCCTGACGTTCACACGCCGGCCGGCTTTCTCCGCCTCCATGAGTTCCTTGGCCACACGCACACTCTGCACGTCATAATAGTCGCCAATGTCACCGTAGAGGAATATTGTCCCGACGCCTTCCGCGTCTGTCTGTATGTTGAAGAACTTGCTTATTGCCATTTGCTCGTTTTTTTGTCGTCCGTGATTTTTGCTGCAAAAATGCAACAATTCAGCGGATTGAGGAAACCGCGTTTTTATCATGCAACTTTGTGGCGTCATGGTGACACCACAAAGTCGCATCATGTTTTGTCTTTTTCGTCAAACGGGCTTTTTATGGCAATTTTGCACTTGGATTCATTAAAGACATTAGAATATTATGACAGACTTGACAAACGCCCAGAAGAAAGAATGGGCCAAGACTTTATACCTGCGCGAAAACCTTACGCAACAGGAAATAGCCGAGAGGGTCGGGGTGTCCCGTGTCACCGTGTCAAACTGGGTGCGCTCCGGCAAGTGGGAGGAGCAAAAGGCCGGGCTTACGCTTACGCGCCAGGAGCAGGTCGCGAACCTGTACCGTCAGGTGGCGGAAATAAACCGCGCCATCTCGACACGCGCCGAGGGTGAGAGGTTCCCCAGCTCCAAGGAGGCTGACATCCTTGGCAAGCTCTCCGCCGCCATCCGCAACATGGAGCAGGAAACGGGCATTGCCGACATTATCAGCGTGCTTACCGGCTTCGTCGAATGGCTGCGCCCGCTCGACCTTGACAAGGCAAAAGAGCTGACAAGGCTGGCAGACGCTTACATCAAGGACAAACTATAAACCGTAGGACACATGAAACAGGCTGATAAGATAGCGCTACTGGACTGGGAGAAGTTCAAGGAGGACATCGCAAGGGCTACACCCGTTGACAAGTCCATGTCCGCACAGGACAGGGAAAAACATCGTCTTTACCTTGAACGGCACCCGGTGGAATGGATAAAGTTCTTTTTCCCGAACTACGCCAAGTATGAGTTCGCAGGGTTCCAGAAACGTGCCATACAGCGCATCCTCGCCCATGACGAATGGTTTGAGGTGTTGTCATGGAGCCGTGAGCTGGCCAAGTCTACGGTTACAATGTTTGCTGTCATGTTCGTCACGCTTACAGGCCGGAAAAAGAACGTCATCATGACGTCCAACAGCAAGGACAATGCTGTCAGGCTGCTGGCACCATACCGGGCTAACCTGGAAGCGAACGGGCGAATACTGGCTTACTATGGCAAGCAAGAGACGCCCGGCGCATGGACGGAGGACGAGTTCGTCACAAAGGGCGGCGTGGCATTCCGCGCCCTCGGCGCCGGGCAGTCGCCGCGTGGCTCGCGCAACGAGGCCATACGCCCGGACGTGCTGCTCGTGGACGACTTCGACACGGACGACGACACCAAGAACCCGGACATCATACAGAAACGATGGGACTGGTGGGAGAACGCGCTTTATCCGACGCGCTCCATATCCGAACCTACACTCATTGTCTTCTGCGGTAATATCATCGCCAAGGACTGTTGCGTGGTACGGGCCGGAAGCATGGCCGACCATTGGGACATAGTGAACATTCGCGACAAAGACGGACGCTCCACTTGGCCGGAGAAAAATTCCGAGGAGTTTATCGACCGCACGCTTTCCAAAATATCCACCAAGGCGGTGCAGGGGGAGTATTATAACAATCCGGTGTCCGTCGGCGAGGTGTTTGAGAACATCACTTACGGGAAGGTGCCGCCACTGTCGAAGTTCAAGTTCCTCGTTGCATACGGCGACCCCGCGCCGGGCGAGAGCAAGGGCAAGAAAGGCAAGTCCTTCAAGGCGCTTTCGTTGCTCGGCAAGCTCGGAGGAAGGCTCTATGTCATCAAGACTTTCCTTGCCCAGGCATTGAACGCGGAATTCATCGGCTGGTATGTCAAGATGCAGGAATTCGTCGGCGGCAAGACCAACGTCTATTGCTACATGGAAAACAACAAGCTGCAAGACCCTTTTTTCCAGCAGGTGTTCAAACCTCTCGTGGCCAAAGTCCGCAAAGAGCATAATATTTCCCTCTACATCCGTGGTGACGAGGAGAAAAAGACTGACAAGGCCACGCGCATAGAGGCCAACCTGGAACCTCTCAACAGAGAAGGCAACCTCATCCTCAACGAGGCGGAAAAAGACAACCCGCACATGAAGGAGCTGGAAGACCAGTTCAAGCTGTTCACGCTGTCCTTACGCTATCCGGCGGACGGCCCGGATGCGGTCGAAGGCGGCAACCGCATCATCGACGAGCTTATGCGTAGGGCGGAGCCGCCGGTGTTCAAGACTCGGAAAGACCTCCGCAGCCGCAACAAACGCAGGATGTGACAGATTCATTATTCACTCTTAATTCTTCATTACAACTATGAGCCAATTTGTAGAACTGACAGACTATGACGCAAGCATCCACCGTGACATCCTGGACGCGCTTGTCAGGGAGGACGAGGCCGTCATCGAGGTATGCGAGGACAGGGCCATCGCCGAAATGCGGTGTTACCTGTCGAAACGGTATGACTGCGACAAAATCTTTTCCGCAACCGGCGAACAGCGTAACCAACTCGTGCTGATGATGGTTATCGACATCGCAGTATACCACATTTTCTGCATCCACAACCCGCAAAAGCTCTCACAGGTGCGGAAGGACAGGTACGAGCGTGCCGTTGAATGGATGAAGGCGGTAGCCGCAGAGGAAATATCCATCGAGGGCGCACCCTTGCTGCCGCCGGAAGAACGCTCGCAGAACTCGCCGTTCCGTATCATAAGCAACCGCAAAAGGACAAACCATTGGTAAAAACAACTTATCTTATTATGAGCAAAAGAAAGAACAGGAACAAGAACGGGATTATCACCGTCGGCGGCAACTTGCCGCAGCCCGGACAGAAAAGACCTAACGTCATCGTCATCACGCAGCCTAAACGTTTCGGCATTGACATCGCTGACTATATGGCGGCCGTCCGCGCCGCCGAGAACGTTGACTTTTCCAGGCGTTACAAACTCTATGACCTGTATTCGGACATCCTTATGGACACACACCTTTCCTGCGTTATCGAGAAGCGCAAGAACGCCGTACTGTGTTCGGATATTGAGTTCCAAAGAAACGGCAAGCCAAACGATGCCGTGAACGAACAGATACGCTCCCCGTGGTTCAACAAGCTCATCGGCGACATCATCGACGCAAGGTTCTGGGGATTCACGTTATGCCAGTTTTACCGTGAGGGTCAGTGGGTGGATTACGACCTCGTCCCGCGTAAGCATGTCGACCCGGTAAGAAAACTCATACTCCGGCACCAGACCGACATAACGGGCCTGCCCTGGGACAACTATCAGGATTTGCTCTTTGTCGGGAGCCCTGACGACTTGGGGCTGCTGGCCAAGGCTGCGCCGTGGGTCATCTACAAGCGCAACACCACGGGCGACTGGTCGCAGTTCTCCGAGGTGTTCGGTATGCCCATACAAGAGTATATATATGATTCTGATGACGAGGAATCCAGGCAGAGGGCTATGGAGGACGCGGCGAATGCAGGAAGCCTCGCGCAATTCTTCCATTCCAAGGATACGGAATTCAAGTTGACGGAAGCAGGGAATAAAACCGGCTCTGCTGATGTGTACGAGCGGCTCTGCGAACGCTGCAACAACGAAATGTCAAAACTTGTCCTCGGCAACACGCTGACTACTGAATCGTCGGAAAAAGGCACGCAGGCGCTCGGAACGGTACACAAGAAAGTCGAGGACAAGGTCGCCTTGGCTGACAAGAAGTATGTCCTTGACGTCCTCAACTACGACATGGCGGACATTTTCGCGCATATCGGCATTGACACCGCCGGCGGTGAGTTCTGTTTCCCTGAAAGGAAAGACATCGACCCCACGTCGAAAATAAATGTACTTACACAGCTGGAGACAAGTTTCAACCTGCCGGTGTCGGACGATTACCTATATGAAGAATTTGGCATTGAAAAGCCTGCCGACTATGAACGTATGAAGAAAGCGCGTGAGGAAGAGCGTTTAAGGAAGGAAAATGCCGCCGCTCAAATAGCCAAGCCGGAGAATGAAGCCAAAAACGGCAGCGATGGTGAAGAGCCCGAACCTTCACCTAAACAGAAAAAGTCGTTCCGTAGCTGGCTTGCAGGTTTTTTCGCAAAGGCCCCGTCGCGCGGCGGGGCGGATTTAGACTGGTAGTCAACAGGCTTTACGGGGCGGACGAAGGTGAGGTTTCGACAGGTATCGAGTTTTCCGACGAACTCCTGCGCCGCGCTTTGCTGAACATTTACAGCAAGGATTTCCATCCGGCCACTGACATCGAAATAAACCTGTTCGGCGGAATATGGGATAAAATGAACGAGGCCGTGAAAAAAGGCTTTGCCGAGTCAAAGGCCACTGACCCCGACGACGATTTCCGTGCCGCAATACTGCGCAACAATGCTGTGTTCTCAGCGTTCAAGGTCCATCGCTTGCAGAACGACATGGCACGCCTTCTGCTGGATTCAAACGGCAATCTAAAGCCGTTCGAGCAGTGGAGGAGCGAGGTCTTGCCCATCGCCTCCCACCAGTGCGGTGCATGGCTGCGCACGGAATACGACACCGCCATACTCCGTGCGCACCTTGCCGCTGACTGGCAGCAGTTCGAGCGCGAGAAGGACGTACTGCCCAATCTGCGTTGGATGCCGTCAACTTCTGTACATCCCGGCGAGGACCACCGTGTGTTCTGGAACACCGTGCGTCCCGTCGATGACCCGTTCTGGAACGAACACCGCCCCGGCGACCGCTGGAACTGCAAGTGCGGATTGTCATCTACAGACGACCCCGTGACGCCTGTTCCCGGCTCAGGTGACGGATACAAGCCGCAGCCGGGGCTTGAAAATAATCCAGGCAAGGACGCCAAGCTGTTCTCTGACAACCATCCTTATCAGGCAAATGCGCACAAAGGGGCGAAAAAGGCTGTTGACAAACTGATGGCCCGTATTGATGAAATAATCGCGGAAATGCCCGACAATCTCACGGATGATGAAAAGATGGCTATTGCAAGAAACTGCATAGACATAGAAAAAAACATAAAAATCACAAAGGGCAAGCCTATGGACGTTGACGAGGCGGACAAACAAAACGCCAATCCTAAACACGTGGATGATTTCGTCTTGGACGAAAATGGGCTGTATCACGACAAGAGGGGTCACAAATACAGCAAGAATAAAAAATACGACAAGAAAAGGGACCGCCCGTATGACATCAACTGCCAGACTTGCGCACCTGCATACGCGCTCAGGCTTAGGGGGTTCGACATTACCGCTAAGGGCAATACGCCCGGAAGCAAACTTGAATACTTGAGCAGGGGGCGCGCTTTTGAAGTTTGGAAGAATGCCGACGGAACGCCGGCGCAACATACAAGTATAAACGACTGGCTTAGGAGCAAGAACTACCTGAAGATGACTTCAAAGCGGTACATGGAATTCTTCAATGAAGTCTGCAAAGATGAAGGTGTCTACGAATTGTCTATCGGGTGGAAAGGCGGTGGCGGTCATGCCACGATACTTCAAAGGTTCAAAAATGGGGAGTTGCGTTACATTGAACCGCAAAGTGACAACTCCGAAGGTTCTGGCATGGAGTGGAAAGACGTCAAGTATCTGTGTGACGAAGGTGCCGCCAACTCACATGGCTGCAGGGGCATAATGAGGATTGACAACAAGCTATTCGACACCGCTTTCCTCGACATCTTCGACAAGTGAACCGATTATGTCGAGAGACAATGGGCCGCTGACTTCTGTGGCTGTTTTCCCGTCATACAAGTAGACAAAAGGATAACCCGTGCATGAGTCCTCCGGGAACTTGAACATATAGGCTTCCCGCCCTTCGTAGTCACCGAGGTACTCGAAAGTATCGCCGTATTGCTCTATAAGCTCACGGGCTTCGTCTTTTACTTGTACAGGTATGTTCATAAGCACATAAGGCAGTTTATACGCCTCCGCTGCAAATTTACAAATTATTCTTGAATAATTGCATGATATGAATATAAAAGATTTCGCAAGACAGGTTGAACGCAAGCGCAAGGAGCTTGACGGCATGATGCGCCGCCGTATGCCAGTCGTCGCCGGACGAATGGCCAAAGACCATTTCCAGGACAACTTCCGCAAAGGCGGCTTCGTCAATGGCGGCCTGCACCCGTGGGCGAAAGCCAAGAGGCTTTCGGCCGGCGGAACCGACGCCGCAAGTCAGTACGGCACGCTGCTTTCAGGCCGCAACCATCTTTTCAATTCCATCAAGTACATTCCGTCCGACTACCGCGTGAAGGTGGCAAATGATGTCGTCTATGCCCCTCTGCACAACTGGGGCGGCTCTGTCTCTGTCACTGTAACGGAACGCATGAGGCGCTTCGCATGGGCAAAGTTCTACAAGGCGTCGGGCAAGGCGAGAAAGGTTGCCACGAAGCAAAAGAATGGCCGCAAGGGTGCCGCCGTGGGGCAAACGGCCAACCCGCAAGCATCATTCTGGAAAAATCTTGCCCTCACAAAGAAAAAGAAGCTCGACATCCGCATCCCACAGCGTCAGTTCCTCGGCGAGAGCAAGGAACTCACCGAGAAAATAAACGAGCGGATAGAAAAGGAAATACGGAATATTTTAAGCAGTTAATCATCAAAACTTAAAAATCATGGAAGAAGTTTTTATCAACATCATAGAGCAAATCGCCCGTGAAATGCCGGAACTCTCGCTAATCGACGAGGACTACGGCCAGCTTGAAATGGGCGCCAACGAAGACCACTACCCGGTGACGTTCCCGTGCGTACTCATCGGCAATGCCGATTCCGACTGGCACGACCTCGGCTATGGGGCGCAAAACAGCGATTCACGCATCACTGTGCGCCTTGCCATCGACTGCTACGACGACACGCATTATTCATCGGGTACATACGACAAGGCGAAGGAGCGGCAGCAAATGGCAAACAAACTGTACAAGACACTGCAATGTTTTGAATGTTCGGAAAACACATCCCCACTTGTCAGGGAGAAAAGCCGCGACTATGCGCTGCCTGGATATATAAAAGTCTACGAGTTCGCCTTCTCGCTCACACTACACGACGAGTCGGCAATGGAAGAATGAGCAACGTTACAACGTGGGGAACAACTCCAGCTGCGCAGCCGTCAGCCTCGGCTTCCTCACTTTCGGCAAAGGTTTCACCTGTCTTGCCGAACCGTCGCGCGTCTTGCGCCTTATGATGGCCATGATACGCTCTTCGGATATGAAGAACTCGCGCTCGGACAGTATGCGCAGGGCATCGTCGAAACGCAGTCGTTGTGTTTCCGTCCAATAATAATACCGACGGCACAACGCCTCGTCACGAAGCCTTATAAGTTCCTTGTCCCTTCCCCTGCTCATTGTATTATGCAAAGATAGCAAAAACCGCTGAAACACAATCGTTTCAGCGGTTTTTTGTTCTTGTTTACACCTTTTACATCTCACAGGCGGCAGAAACTCGGCTCAATCCGTGTCCATACGCCGTTTTCAGGGTTGCGCCGCCAGAAGTAGAAGTTCCTTGCATTGCGCTGCACTACGTTGGCCTCCTTGAACAGGCGCATGATGTCGGAGTATTCACCGTCGAACTTGTCCTCCAGCTCGTACAGCTTCGATATGCTCTTGTAGTCCAGGTCTCCCATCTTGTTGCGCTCCAGCAGCGTCATCGCCATCTGGTACATCGGGTCGTCCGCGCCCTTGTCGCTGCGCTGCATGTAGCGTTTAAGGTAGCCGATTAAACGCTCGGCCGCCATGTCGGCGCGCTCGTCAAAGCCCTTCACCTTGTTGCCCTTCACCTCAAGCTTGAAGTCGCCGTCTACAACGGTGTAGGTCATCTGCTCGCCGTTTTTCACCTGCCCGTACTCCTTCATCACGCCGGTGAAGCCGTCCACTTCTTCCTCGAGCCATTTCTTGAAGCCGCGCACGTCGTCCACCAAGGCTTCCACCTTGGCCTTCACCTCGTGAAGGAACTCGCCGCGCAGGGCTTCGTATGCCTCGCGCCGGGCTATGCGGTCGTCCTTTTCCTCCTGCTGCAACCGGGCCAGCAGCTCCGCCCTCTGCTCCTTGCTAAGGGACTTTATGTCCACTTGACTGATGTTCTGTTCCATTTTGTCTGTTTTTATATGTTTAACACTCTGTCTCGTTCCAGTTGCACTGCGAACGTTCGTATTCTATCTCGAACCAAAGGCTTTCAAGCACCTCGGCGTATTGCTCTTCGCCAAGGTCTTTCGTAACCTCGCGTATGTGGCCCATTATCCCGTCCACTATTTCCTTGTTTGTCATCTTTCCTCGTTTTTGTTGTTCCTCTTTCTCCTTATGGCATGGAGCTTCGTCAGCAGCGCGTCCAGCCCGTCTCCGTCAATCTCCCGGAATGCCATGCCGGCTATGCGCTTGTCTTGACAGAATTTGTCAACCTTTCCCCAGTCGGCCGTATCGACGCCAAGCAGCTGCATCTGGTGAAGCACCGCGCTACGCTTACGGCGCATTTCGCGCCGCCATGCCTCGCGCCTCGCATCATAACCGGCCACACGCTCCATCTCCGTGCACATGCTGCCGTATTCCGCCGCCGTCATCAGGTGCAGGTGCGGTGTCCGGCCGTTCGTGAACTGCAGCACCAGCGTCTCCTTGTCCGCGCCGGGCAGCTTGCCGAGCAGGGCGTAGAACCTGGCATAATTGTCAACGCCCATCGCCGCACTCCTCCTTCCTGTACTTTATGTATGCCTCCCTCGACACGTCGAGCACGGTGGGCAGGTCCCATTTCAGGCCGTCAACCGGCAGCATCGGAACGCCGTCCATGCAGACGAACACCTCGCCGCCGAACTCGCGCACCTGCACCGCGCGCCTCGCGTCCATCACCATGCGGCACTCGACCGCAGCCTTCTTTCTCTCTGCGCGTTGCCTGCGCGTTTCGCGCAGCCACGCCGACAGTCTTTCGTACATCTCTTTCATTTTTGCCTCCTTAACTTAACAATGTGATTTCAAACAACACCTTTATCCCGCACGAGCTGGCCACGTCAAGCTCCAGCTTCGCGCCTTTGCTCAGTTCCCAGCCCTTCAGCATGTAGATGTAGCCGCAGCCGAGCAGCAGGGCGATGTCCGCCCTCATGTGCTCACGCCAGTGCGCCTCTTCCGGCAAGCCGTTCTTGAACGGGTTGACAGGCTCGAAGCCCATCCGGCGCAGCAGCTTCTCTGCGTCGGCGAACGCCGTCTTGCGCTCGCTGATGTCATGGTGCGCTATGGCACCGCTGATATACACTCTCTTATTCATGTCCTCCTTGTTTTCGGTTCTCCAAATACCTCCTGTAACGTTCGGGCACCACCACCGCGTAGTTGCACAGGCGGCAACAGCGCCCCTCTTCCTTCACCGGGTAAGGATTGTAACCGTACCCGGTGAATCTCATGCCGCAGATGCAGCAAGTCGTCTCATTGTTGTTCTTTTCCATCATTTCAAGTCCTTTATGTTGACCTTGCACGACGGGTGCCATTGCCGTATGCGGCTGGCGAATATCACGTCGCGTGTCTCTATCACTATGTGCCCCTTGGTCTTCGCCTTGCGCAACCGTAGGTCGCTCTCTACGCCGCGTTCCGCCCAGTCCTCAACCACAGCCGCCGCCTCGTCCTTTGCCAGCAGCAGCTGGTACAGT